ATTAGAGAAATCTGCACCGTCAGCAGCAACATCTTCAACAATATGCTGTTTAAAGTTCTTCATTATCATTCTCCTTGTTAGAAGACCACTCATAATTGTTTGATGGCTTCTTCTTCTTTTTATTTGGATTCACCTCAAGAATTTCAGAAATCATCTCAGATGATTCATCTTTCTCTTTCATTGGCATTCCGTTTGCACCTAGTCGCTCACTCATAATTTTCTCCTTATGCTATTGTAACAGAATGTGAACTAAGAATGTTCCACTTGTTACCAGTAAAGATTAAAGTTGCAGTGTCACCTACGTCTGCGAATGTGATTGTTGAAAATCCATTTGCAGTTGCTGGAGTAACAACAGAATTACCACCATCAGCAATCATTGTGATGATTTTGATTTGTCCGTTAGTTCCATTTGCAAGTGCGCCAGCGTGAGTTCCACCAACTGTTGCAGTGTCAATGTGTGAAATAGAAGAGGTTACATTAACCGCTTCTGTGCCTGTATCAACAACTTGTACTGTATCATCTAATGCGATGAATGTAGGTACATTGTTGAAAAAGTTTGCAACACTAATTTTCTTGTTTACAGGGTTGCCACTTGGGTCATCAATTACATGAAGTAAATCTTCAGATGCAATTCCGTTACCTAAGTCTGTTAGTGCAGTGATTTTTTTATCTGCCATTTTCTTTCTCCTAAGTTAATTTAATCCCTCAACTCAATGCGGTATTTACTGCCGCATTATCGTCTTGCGAGGGTACTGTTTTGTCGGGACTCGACTCACCTAATAGGTTTAGAAACACATCACACTGTTGAATCGCACCAGATAGTGCATTCCCCTGTGCTTGTAACTGCACCTTCATTTTATCAAGATTTGTCAACTGACTAGTAACTTTTTCTAAGTCAGTTTGCAAATCCGTTTTCTTCAGTTCAATTTCGCTGACACTAAGTGTCTTTACATTCTTTGACATCATATATCCTTTTGTTTATACTACTTATGCAACTGCTGTAAGTGTACCAGAACCAGCAGGAACTGCAACACCAGAGTTAACTGTTGTACCAGTATCTTTAACTGTTCCACCAGCAAGTGCAATGTTTTGACTTGCAACTGACAATACGTCATCTTCAGCAACACCACCATTACCAGCAGCATATGTCTTACGGAAAGTAAGTTTGTTTGTACCAGAACCAGACTGATATGCAGCAGTAAATGTTGCATCTGTACCAGAACCAGCTTGTGAGTTAGTTACAGTAATTGTTGGTGGGCCACCAGCAACTGTTACCTTCTCGTTAAATGTTAGTGTAATATCAATATTACCACCAGCACCCTCACCAAATGATGATGTCTTGAATGCTGCTTTGTTGATATCTGCTCCAGCAAGTGCTGTTGCAAGTCCACCGATTGAGCAAATGACTTCTTCAAGTCCTTTACCATTAAGTTTTACCCAACCTCTAGAGGTTGCGAAAACGTCTGCTTTTTCTGCTGATGTCATCCACTTTGGTTTGGCTTCATCTGCATCTGTATTTCCCCATAGGGCCATGATAGTTCTCCTAGTTTATTGTTTACTATTCTATTTATCTAAATCCAATTCTCTTAAGCTGAGAAATTGTATCTGTTGGTGAAGTATGATGCACACCAATACCACCAGCACTCTCCCATTCTTTGATATTTTTGATATAATCATCAATCAAGACATTAGGTTTGTTACCAGACATTGCATACTTCTTTTTATCTGCACGTTGTACAAGATGTATTTTACCAGTAGGTTTTGCATTCTTGGATAACCAAGACTTCTTTCCCTTCCGACTATTCCCATCTCTGTTAGAATATGCTGATAATATATTCGCATCATATTTGTTAATCAACTTCCATACTCTTTGAGCGCCAGGCATCCAAGGTAAGGTGTGCCAGAAATCTTTCTTACCTGTAATTGCATCCCATCGTTCATCCTTGGGAGTCTTGTCAAATTTCTTACCAGTGAGTGTTTCATACCCACCAATAAAATCACAAAGAACCATATCCATATCACAGTAAATCTGTGGAAGTTCTTCTTCATTAATACTCGTGACTTCCACGATACTTTTCATATTACTTTGCCTTTGACTCTTTTGGTGAAACCTCAACCTTTGCCATTGGTTTGCCAGTCATAGATTGTTTATCATCTTCTGATTTACAAACACATGGTTCTTTTCCACAATCTTCACACATTGCTTCTTTAGTACCCATCAATTTAGATGGTTTAGCATTCTCTGCTTTCTTAGCAGCTTCTTGCCACATATTAGTAATGTGTCTTGCAGCCTGTTGTGCAAGTGATTCGTTCTGTCTTTTAAGAACTGCTGCAACTTGTTTATGGTCAGATAATCCTTTTTTGATTTTCTCAATTGCCTTAACAGCACCTGAGTAGTTACCACCAGCATATCTTTTATCAGATGCAATACCGATTGCCATCTTGATTTGTTTTGCTGAATAACCTTCATCAAGTTCAACTTCTTCTTTCTTAGCAGTTGCCATTATCTTGTCATGGTTATCAATTGCATATTTGTCTGCATCTTCTTTATTGTCAAACTCTTTTGCAATACTACCGTCTGCATTGTATACACAATACTTGTCACCTTTTTTCTTAACGTGATCAGTTGGATCCATTTCTTCTTTCTTTGCTTTTCTCATTGCAGCAAAGTCTTTACCATCAATATCACCATCTTTATCTTTGTCAAGTTTCTTTTGTCCACCAACCAACTTTTCAGTCTTTAGTGTTTCCTCAACGTCATATTGTTTACCACCAATAGTAAAGGTTTTTTCACCCTTTTCTTTTGCCATTTTTGCAGCGTGAATATAGTTGTTTTCACTCTTCTCTTTTTCTTTTTCTTTTTTAGAGATTGCGATTGCAGCTTGCTGAGCAGGAGACATTGCCTCTAACACAGCACTCTCTAAACTACCTTTTTTAGTTTTAAGATACTTGGACATTTATTTCTCCTGTGCGTTTAGTTTGTTTATAGTTTCAGTTGCTTTTGCAATCTGTAATTGTAGTTGAGCGATACGAGTTTTCTTCTTATCATCTCTTCCCTGTTCGACAGATTTAACTCCATCAGACTTTTGTGGTTCTTCCTCTTCTTTAATGTCATCAATAGATGCACCCATATCACCGATAGCAAATGTTACTTTACCATCTCTTTTGTATAGGAACTTCTTAACTGATTTTTCATTACCTTTAGTAACAAGTGTGACTTTTTCTACTCTACCCTTGTTTACTGTATTCTTTGACTTAACGATATAATCAACAAAGTCTTTACCTTTACTGATTGTAGAACTAGTCTTTAGCTTGATTGTTTGTCCCTTTTTCAATTTGTCGAATATTTTATTCAACTTAGGGTCATCCATCTTCATCTCATCGATTTCAATTTCTTCTACTTCAAAACCTTCTAGGAAAACTTCTTCACCCATTTTAAGTTGTTTTGAGACCATATTCGCAGTCTTAAGCATATCACGATATGACTTAGAAATCATCTGAACAAACTGTTCTTTATCTCTAGGTTTCTGAATCATGTCATGTGCTTTTAACAACAGTTCAACAAACTTAGAATCAACCTTCTGTTTCTTTCCATCTTGGAATTCAATAGAGAAGTTACCTCTAGTGTCTTTTGATTTACGCAATTGCATAATCATATTTTTCTTTGCAAGGTCTTGGTCTTTATCAGTTGCTCTCATGTCATCTCTGTCAGCAGGGTCGATTCCTCTTCTCCCACCAGCACCGTGACGCATTGCATCTCTACGAGCAGATGCTTCTTCGATTTGTTCTGGTGTTACCTCACGCACTTCTGCAAGGGACTCACTCATTGTTTTACTATATCTTGTCATTTATTTTTCCCTAATTTTAAGTAGTAGTTTACCACTTCCTTTTATTAATCGATGGTAAACCATCTTATTGATATGATATACTCTACCATGCTTCAGTTCTTCAGGCAGTTCATCGTCCATCTGCAACTTCCAGTTATATCCAGAAAGTACAGTGACCTCTCTGTCACTCTTATCACGATGCCAAATCAACTCACTATCATTAACATCTTCCTCAAATTCTCTCAAAATGAGGTTAGTCTCCATTCCCAAATCATTGTATGGTTTTACCAAAAGAAGTTACCCCCACCAGATAAACCAAGTTGTTTTGCATATCTTGGAATATTACATGCCCAATATCCTGCTTTGGTTTTATCTTTTTTGTTTGCACAATCATGTCTTGCAGCAAACGATTTTCTTGCTTCTTTGTCGTTCAACTTAATTTTTAAACCAGATGTATCGCCCCATGATACTTTAATCACGTTGCCTTTATCGTTCTTCACATACACATAATACTTCTTAGAACCACCAACTTTTGGTTTATTTAGTTCAACGTCTTTTCCTTGATACTCTGATTCCATCATTGGACAATCTAGAGGAACATTTTCTCCCTCATAGACTGCGTACTTACCAATGTCACCTTCCAGTAGTTCTTTATCAAAACCAACTGGATTTAATTCACCTCTCTCGTAAAGGCTTCTTTTTTCGTTAAAGAACTCATAGTACTTCTCTGAACCCACACGATATTGGTTGGATTCAATTAGACTAGATTCTGCACACTCATTGCAACAATCTGGTGTACCACACTTAGTATGTTCTTTGAACGATACAATCTTTTGGCCTGGGGTCATCTTTTGCCTTTCTTGTCTACTAGCATCAGTTCCGATTTCACGAGAGTCATTCTCTTCCTTCTTCCCTTTTGCTTGTTTCCATAAATCTGCGTCAGCAGTTGTTCTAGTCTTACCCCCTGTAAGAAAAGAATTCACTCTTGCAAATGCCCACTGTTGTGGGGTTGTGCCTGGGCGATGTCCTGTTTTCCATGCAGCCATTCCTCTGTCATATACCTTCTTTAGAATTCCATAAGGTACACCAGACTTTTCTGCTTTCGTAACAAGTCCTTCAATCTTCTCATCTAACTGGAACTCTTCTTTAGGAACACAGTTAGGAACTTCTTTACCGTTCTTTTTCTTAACTCCAACTTGTTTGTGAGTATCCCAACAAGGGTCTTCTTCACCAAACATGTCTTTAAATTTCTTTGTACTCTTCGATGGTTTAGTCTTTGCATCTGCATCGCCTGGAGCAGGGCCATCCTTTTTCTTTGCAAAGTGTGCCGCACGTTTTTGTTTCGTGGACTTTGACATTGCATCACCTTCAGCATCTTTTGCATAATACTTAGCAGGTTCTGTACCTTTTCTGTCTTTGATATCTTTGTCTTGTTTTACTTCATACAACCATTTCTTATGGATAGTACCATCTGATTCCTTGAATGTAATGTAGTTAGTTCCTCTACGAATAACTTCGCCAGAGACACCAGTATAATTATCTTCTACAATATCTCCTACACAGAAAATCTTGTTCTCCATATACAAGTCACGAATTACATCTTCGTCTGTCATTACATTTGTTCTAGGAACAAAAGACTCACGAACACCCATGTACTTACGAACATCTTTGAATAGAGACATTGCTTGTTTGAAGTTGGATGGAAGTCCCTTCTTAAACGAATCGAAATCATTTGCACTTGCAGCTGCTCTCATCTTAGATGCAGACATTCCAGTAACACCTTCTGCATCTGGGTCTCTTTCGCCCGCAGATACAACTTCGATATTATCAAACCCATAGTAACCATGTCTTGCTTCAGTTCCATTGTATTTGTTTAGTAATGTCTCAAACTCTGCAACTCTGTCA